GGTACAGGTCACGCCATGCCACCTGTGGATGATGACTATAATCTTGAGTTGTGTAAAGATATAGTAAATGATGCTATAAGCATGTTCATATCTGACTCACCACCTAAAGGGTGGCGATGGATGCGTAGGATCATGTCTGTTAATATATCCAACGTTAGGATCACAGGAACTGCTGACGCTGCTGATGCTACATCAATTACTGATCTAACACTTGTAGACACATATGATTCCGATGATGACTTAAACGATTATTGGTGTTATATCTTAACGGGTACCGGTCAGTACAGTTACGCACAGATCACTGACTATAATGGTACAACCGGTGCATGTACTGTGTCTGACTGGCTTGATCAATATGGAAACGCCGGTGGAACCGATCCTGCCGCAGATAGTACGTTTGCCATCACACAATATGAAACTGTAGGTGGTGACATCGCACGCTATCCATTAGCGGAGAATTTTGGTGGTAGTGCTGATGGCCCGATTGAATACGCAGCCGACACCAATCATTCTTCACCTATAGAGTGGTGTGATGAGTCATTGATCAGGGCTAAACGATCTGTAAGTGTGCAAAGCGGGTATCCTTTGTTGGCGGCTATAAGGCCGCTAGAACCTGTTGGGTCTACACTGTCAAGCACATCTATAACACGTAGATGGGAGTTGTTATTAGATCCAAAACCTAGTGCATCTGATACGCTTGAGTTCCCGTATACTTTATATTTTGATAAACTTGATATGGAAACAGGGACAGCCAGTGCCGGTGCAGCTACTAGTATGTCTGATACTACGCGTACAGAAGGTGATGACTACTTTAATGGTTGGAAGGTGACAATTATATATGGTACCGGTAAAGGCAGCAATGCTATTGTCACTGACTATACCGGAGCTACTGGTAAATTTGATGTGGCTGACTGGCTGACTTCAGCAGGTGCCGCTGGTGGTACAGATCCAGATGCAACCAGCGTGTACACAGTAGAACCGGCCAACAATAAACATCCTGCCGGGCAAAGATTCGATCCTGCTATACTGGCGGCATGTAAATATAAAGTAGAGGAGGAGGACGAGGATGTAAATAAGGGGTATGCGAATAAGTATGCCACAAAAGCTCTACCAAATGCATATAAGATAGATGGTAGGGGTGCCCCTAGAAAATTAGGATCACCCCTAGAAAATTAGGATCAATGAATAAGCCGACACGACCCAGACGTACTCGCGTTTGGAATAACGTGACGACAGAGAATGACATGTAAGACGGAGTATCTCGCTTCGTGAAAGAAAAAGGAGAACAGAATGAATAGAGCTAATGTACATTATCACATTGCAAACCAGATTGCAAATTCTAGCGGTGAAGTCGCTGGCCAGATCTTTGAGCAAGAAGTAAGGATTACTGCTGCACAGCTTAAAGCCTTGGCTACCACACAGATAACACTTGTCACGGCACCGGGGGCTAACAAGGTCCTTGAGTTTGTATCTGCTGTGTTGTGGAAAGAGGCAGGAACGGCCTATGCAGAACCGTCTGCACCGGATGACATGCGGGTTGAGTATAGTGGTGGGCAGGATGTCTCAGCCGACATTGATGCCACTAATTTCCTTGATCAGACGGTTGTTGAGATGAGAACCATCAGAACGAACCTCGCTGCTACGGTAGACATGTATGCATTGAGGAATCAGGCTTTACAGTTGATCAACACCGGTGGGAATTATACCGGTGGTGACGGAGCATTGATAGTCAAGACTGCGTATCGTGTTCACGACATATCAGCTAACGTGTAAGGATAAATTTGGGTACGTCCTGTGTAGTATATATATACTACGCAGGATGACCCTTTAGGAGTAATATGGGTATAACAGCAAAACAACAGAGGGTGTTCGATAAGTCTCAGTCAATCGACAAAAGCCATAAAGAGGCAGTAGCATCACACAATAAAAATGTTACGAGTAGGTCAAAACGGGCCAAGCCAAAATGGACCGACAAATTAAAACGTACCATAAAGGAATTGTATGGCGGCAAAAATACTTATTTGCCAAAGGGTAGGAGTAGATAATATGCCAGAATTACAGTTTCCATTCAAGGGTAAACATGTTGGGTTGCCGGGTGGAAAACAACCACCTGTTACATCACCCGACCTCAATAACATGCGACCAATGAACCCTAAGAGTGGTAGGGTTACGGGTGCCCAACGACCACCGCTTAGTAAGAAACATACAGAACAGGTCGCTAGTGAGGCACTGCCCATAGTGGCTATGTGCTCGGTCACCACTGTGGAGATTATATAATGGCTATAATAAGACAGTCAAATACTGTTGAACTTGATGTAGGCTGGACCGCTGCCAATGGTGACACATGGATAGCACAGACGTTTACTACTATAAACGCGTATACACTAACCAGCTTGAAGATATTTGGTTGGAGGGATGGTACACCGGGTACAGTGACAGTTAGTATACGTGCTGTTGACGGTGCTGGTGAACCATTATTACCAGAACTTTCCACAGGTACGTTTGATGCTGATGCGGCAGTAGGGACTACTTTCGCCACTGCTGCGTGGGCGTCTGTTACAATGACCGCGGTTGACCTTACTGCCGATACACAATATGCTATAGTCGTAAGAGCACTAACAGGAGATGGTGGCAATCAATTTAAGTGGGAAGAAAATTCTGGTGAATACGCTGGTGGTAGTAGGTATAGAAGTTGGACAGCCGGAATTGCTGATAGTTGGGCAGGTCTCGCTGGTGCCGCTTATGATTTTGGCTTTGTAACATATTCTTCAGGTGTTGTGGACCTCAACCAGAAGGTCAAGAAACAGATAGTCTGTGCCTCATTAGGTGAGATGTGGTATGGAACCACAGCAGAGGCACTCACACAACTAGCAGCATCTGTTGGTGACATTGACGCTGAGACTTATCCATTGAGTATATTTGAACTCTACGAAAAAGTGTTTATAGCCAACGGTCCTAACCTAAAGGTCATGGATTTTGGTAATCATGGCCACATCCTATCCACTACACGGCACTACTATAACCGGTGCTGGTGGTGCTAAGATGGTGGTAGACTATATAACAGCATTAGATGATGGTGCTTATATATATGGTAAGAAGATCAATAGCACTGCATTTATAGCCGGTGAGTTGGTAAGTGGCACTAACAGTGACGATACCACAGTTAAGTTCGACATCAAGGCAGGAACAACTGAGGTAGCACCCACTACTCCGCATTGGTATAACTGGACAGTGTACGGGGGAAGCACAGCATTTGGTGTCATGCCGACCTATGCCGTATTAGGATGCAACTATCGTGGACGTGCTAGCCTATCAGGTAATCAGGGAAAAGAACATCAATGGTATCACTCAAGACAGAAGAATCCATGGGATTGGTTGTATGGCAAGAACGATGCACAATCTGCCGTAGCTGGTAACGATGCTGACGCTGGTGAGATAGGTGACGTTGTTATATCTCAGATACCGTACAAGGATGACTTTGAGATATTTGGCTGTGCCAACACCCTGTGGGTTATGGCCGGTGACGCCGCCGAAGGTGGAACTATCAATGAGTTAGACTTGACTACCGGTATGTTGGGTAGTGAGGCTAGTTGTTGGGACAACGCCGACAATTTATACATTATGTCCACGAAAGGATTGTTGCTGATACCGCCCGGTTTTGGCACACCAGTTTCTTTAACTGAAGAAATCTATCCTGACTTTGTTAAAGATCTCGCTTACGACCCTTCATTGCATAGATTGACAATGGAGTTCGACAGACTTAGAAATGGCATACTGATAGCGAAGACTACTACAGCAACTGGTGGTAACTCATGCTGGTGGTATTCATTACGTACTGGTGGATTATTCCCGGAGAGTTATCCCACACAATGTGGTCCATTTTCTTTATTCTGGTATGAGGCTATGGACCCGGACTATCGTGGTCTGTTATTCGGTTGTAATGATGGGTACACAAGATATCACGATGATTCATCCATTGATGACAATATAGGTGCTACTGATGAGGCTGTCACTAGTTATGTCACATTAGGTCCTATTAAACTTGGTGGTGAGAACCGTGAAGGAAAGATAACCTCTATGGTTGGTGTAACAACTGGTGGTTCATCAGGTGGAAGTGAAAATGATTCTAGTGACGTTGCTTATAAGATATTTGTTGATAGAACGGCAGACGGTATCCTTGAAAAACTATCTGCTGATTCAGCACCAACTGTAACCGGGACGATATCAGCCCCCGGTAGGCCACGTGGTAGTAAGAAAAAGCAGCCAATAAAAGGTGTGTGGGCCGGTATAAGGCTAGAGAATAGTACACTAGCAGAAACATGGGGCTTTGACACTTTAATATTAGGCGTTAAAGACGCCGGGAGGATTAAATAATGGCATTGCCATATCGTATTACACCTCGCATTACACCGTTTCGTGTAAGCGGTAGTGCAGCAGGTAGTAGAAGCAGCGGTGTACAAAAAATAACTGGTACACCAGATTCAAGAGTGACATCGTTGTTTGATAAGTTGATAAGCCAATATCAGCCGGGTGGCGGGTCTGATGAACATGAACTGTCTTTACTAGCAAGGGCCAAAAAGAAGTCACTAGCTAGTTCTGCTCAACATGCCGTTAGTTCTGGTCTATCTGGCACTACCGTTCCTATGGCTGAGGAAGCTAAATTCGAGGAAGAACGTGGTGATCCTATTCGTGCTGGTATTGAAAGGACTAGAACACAGATGCTCATGCAAGCTTTGTTGAATAAAGCCGGTTATATGGAGCGTGCCACGCAACCCAAGTACCTCAGTGGTGGCAGTGCTGGTGGTGGTGGTGGCGTCACATCTGGTAGTACAGCACCTATGAGTCAGTTCGCGGGTAACTACCAACCTACTCAAATGCCTACAATGTTACCATACTACCAAGAAATGGCCGCACGAAATCAAGCCCTTGGCACCGGCACTCAGAGAAGTACTAACATAGGTGGCGTTGGTAGTTTAACACTTTAAGGGGTCATTATGGTAGACATACAAACTATAATGCAGGAAAACGGTGTTCCGTTAATAACCGGTCGTGGTGAGCCGCAAGGGGTCACACCGCGATCTATACTAGAGTCACGTGACGCCGCACTGCGACAGAGCATACAGGAAGACTTCAAAATAGAAGCTGATCGTTTAGAAAAGACCCCGCTTACTGCTGAGGAGTTCCAGAAACACAAAAAGAAATTACATGAAGCCTTCCAAGATAGATACAGGAAAGAGAGTGCTGGCTTGAAGGCACAAATGCAGGGCCTATCTGAAATAGAGTCGCTAGTGACATCAGGACAAGCAACTCCTCAAGCCGGTATGGAACAGGGTATGCGATCTGTGTTGGACACAGAAGCTGAACGTGCGGTGTTTCCACGACAAGCCGAACCTGTATCAAAACAGTATTCAGCACAGCTATTATATCGTGACAAACTTGATAGCCTACTAGCACAGTTTGAAGAACAACCGGGCGGTAAAAAAATTAAGCAATGGCACAAACCTTGGTTCATGGAGGGAAAGACCACAGCCAAATTACAAATATACACGGGTAAGGACAAGGATAAAAATCCTACTTTCAGAGATGCTACCCCGGAAGAAATACAAGAATATGGCCTATTGAAAGCGGAGCGTAATCGTGTTGCTGAAACTATGAACGTCTTATTACAAGATACTGACATGTCAAATAGGTTGCGTAAAGCTGTTGCTACTAGTGGTCGCAAGATGGGTATCAGCGAAAGCTTTGCTAAGACTTTGCAGGATCAAAGGCGTGATACAATACCGGATACACAGCAACCTAAATATCAGGTTAACAGAGTTACAGGTGCTAAACGTGTATCATATGATGGGGGCAAATGGGATCACCCGATGATCGTACTGGTTTTGTTGGTGGCATGATTGAACGACCGGCAGAAAAGATACCATTCAGTCCAGTCGCTGCTGTAAAGCTACTCAAGGTTGGTGAATCAGCTAAACGATTGAAAGAATTTGATTATGCTGCTGACGAGGAAGGTATCGCCAGAAAATATCCTAAAGCATTACCGTCTGCAAGAAAGCGATTACTCGAAAAGGCCACACAGCTAAAGGACCAAGATGTAAAGATTATTGAAGACTACCTGAGAGAGATAGGTAAGGAATATTCATTTGGTGGGCGTGTTGGTCAACTAGTATCTGCTATGCCAGCATTTATGATTGAGTTCTTAGCTACCGGTGGGATAAAACAGCTATCCACCGAAGGTGCAAAACGTATAGGTGTAAAAATACTTAAAGAGAGATCCAAAACTATTGCTGGTAGAGCAGTGATCGCAACAGGGGGTGAACTTTTTGGAACGGCGGTAAGAGCATCCGGTATGCCAAACAGGGCAGCAGAAGCTATTTTGAAAAGGCGTGTCCCGAAAAACATAAAGGTAAAGGATGACGGATCGATAGAATACGATGAAGTGACAGAACCATTATTTACTTCTATTGCTAAAGGGTTGGGGGATCACTATATAGAAATCCTGTCGGAGCAAGCAGGAGAATATGGCAGCCAGTTACTAACTAAGCTTCCATTTATGGGTAAGTTTGTGGGTGATCTTCAAACGAAGTGGCTCAAACTACATCCCAATAAAACCGCATTTGACTTCATTAATAAGATCTCAACCAAAGTTGGATACAACGGTGTCATCGGTGAGATAGGAGAGGAGTATCTCGGTGACTCCCTAAGAGCGACCTTTGATGTAGATGATTTTGGTGCCGGTGAAGACGCTGATATGATACAGAGGTTGGGTGCTGCCGTAAAGAGTGACACTGAGAACCTACCTGTTATGGCTACCGCATTTGCTATACCGGGGATGACCAGAGCAGCAGCGGGTGCTCTTGCTGGTAGAGCAAAGGTGCAACCGGTGATAGAAGAAGCGGCAGTTCAGGAGCAACAACAGCAGGTAAACGTGTATAAAACTGTATCCGGCAGTAGGACCGGGATAACAGAGCAAGAAGTGATACGTGAGGGTGATCGGTACATAGACCCGGTTACTGGTGAAGATATTATACTTGATGTTGAAGCATCCGGCACCGGTGTTGTTAAGAAGGCCAGAGCAGAAGTACCAAAAAAAGAAATGGCTATGGACGTGACTACTGAATCACCTATGTTCGATACCGCTAGACAGAAAGCCATGAATCAACTGATGAATGAAGGTGTGTCGGCAGAAGACGCTGAAATGATGACTAGTGAGGGGGCAACCGAGGGCAGAGCCACTAAAGATATAACTGAAACAAAAGAGATGCGTGACAGACTTTCCAGTATAGAGAAAGCCACCACTATAAATGAATCTGATCCTGTACATATCAAGGAACAAGATAAACTAGATGAACCTGAGTTCGGTAAACCCGGTATTTTTTCTTTGCTGACTAGTAAACGTATCCTCATGCAACGCATAGGTGCTGACAAGCTTACCAAGAAGCTAATGACAGCCAAAGAAAGGATGTTGGTACTGCAAAAAAGTCTGAACAAAGAAGTTAATAAAGTGATCAGATCATTAAGCAAACAAGCCACTCTAGGTGACAAGATAGCCAGTCGTATTATGAAGCGACAGACAAAACCTGTACGGCGTATGGTAGATCTACTCGATACTTATGAGCGTTTGCCGGGGCCTATAGCCGAGGGATTGACTGACACCGAGGTTGAATCATTTAATAAACTACGTGACATCACTAAGTGGCTACTTGAACGAACTAATGTCGCACGCAGACAGGCTGGTTTAGAAACTATCAACGATCTCAAAGGTTATATACCACACTGGACTAACGCCTTAGCAGATGATATACTGAATGGCACGTACCCATATAAGAGCGGATACTTAGCACGCTTGATGAAAGGCGTCCCCAAGACCATAAAGAATCGTACAGCGTATCGAAGAAAGTTAATGCAGAAGATACAAGATCATATGGAGCAAGATTTGGGTAGATTGATGAAGGGTCTGATCAAGTATGACCTAACAGATATGCTTATCACAAATCCACTAGCTCAGACGTGGGAAGAATTAAGACAGTTGCAGACTGATGGTAAGATACCAGACAGTACAGCCGATGCTATCACTAAGTATATCAACTATGACATACTAGAAAAGCAAGCTGAACTTGACCGCATGTTTAACGATTCACTAGTAGTTAGGACAACTACGGATCTGATTAATAAAGTTCTACGCCCGATGAACCGTGAAATCTCTAATCCGGCTGCATACTATTTTGGTGGTATGAGAAAATTGATCGTGACTTACTACGAGCACAGTTTGGTAGACAGGATGTAATAATACACCCAGAGACAGGGAAGGAAGTAAAAGTTCTTGGCTATATCAGAGAACAAGACTGGTATAAATTATCCAAACCTGAAGATGTCTTGGATGACGAAACACTGATCACCATATTAACTAAATCAGGTATGATAGGCTTTAAGACAGCACACGTTGGCAATAGATACATGAGTAATGTTGAAGTGTCTGCTCTAACAGCCTATTATGACTGGAAATATAGATACAACGAATCGCATAATAAAAACTCCAGATACTATAAACAGATTGTAGAACACAGTAAAAAGACTGGAATACCCATAGAGCAGCTTCAAACACAAAAAGAAGATATGATGAATGACATCCGCGATGGCGTGCAGATGACACAATGGGAATATATGGCACACAATATGCCTACAATCTTCAGAGGTCAGACAGCACGTGGTATAGCTGCGTATCAGTCATGGTGGATGAATTATTTTGCATCACATGGTGCTGAAGCATTGAATAGGATCTATACAGGTAGGACCAGAATACGTGGTGACGGTACCGGTGGACGATTGTTAACCAAGGGAGCTAGGTATCGATCTGTCAAGGGCATGGGGGCCATATACGGTATGGCTAGACTAGCCAAGCAGACACTAGGTATAGCTATGTTGGGTGCACTGTTTCTTCCAGATCCTACCGATGGTCTGCCGCCAATCTTAAATCTCTTTTCGATCATGTCACAGTTGGTACTAGGTTTTGATAGACCGGAAAAAAGAAAGCAAGCATGGCGTGATCTTAAAAAGTTTGCTGGAAGATTACTACCATTCAACAATGCTATACGCGATGTGGCTAAAGTTGGTAATGACTGGACGCTAAAAGACTATGTGTTCTATACAGACAATGATGAGTGGAAACAGATATGGGTTAAAATAGAACCAAAAAAAGAACCTGTACCAAAACGCAACGTACAAAGATCTGTGCCACGAAGGGCACCAGTGAGGAGATAACTATGAAACTTAAAGACATGACAGATCACGACATATTAATCACCCTAGTTGGTGAACAACGAGCTATAAAGAAGTGTCTCACTAATCACTTAGCCCACCATGAGAAAAATGAAAACAGACTATGGAAAGTTATCTATATTGTAATCGGTGTGTCACTCACTACTATTGCTGGTCTTATCATTGTCTAGTTCCTCATCTATTTTATCCTTTATGTAGTATAACGCATCATCATCCGGCATTTCATTTCGTATCCATTCTAGTGCTTGCTTCCACCCAAGTTTATAGAATCCTTTTGCGTTTGGTGGACCATCAAACAATTCATGCATTTCATGGTTATCATTATTGTGATACTGTTTTTCACATGTTTTCATTCTAACTTACTCCCATTATACTGTTCCATTACTCTGCCGGTTGAGGCGGGTACTTCAACAGCTTGTGTCCAATGAAGTTGTATAACCCATTCTCCGGGACCGGTCGTGGGCAATTCTACCATTTCACATAGTTTATCATGGTTACCGATATACAATCCATCATTAATCCACAATATAGATCTTGGATCTTTCTGTAGTTTTTCAACCTGTGTTGGTGACAATTTTAATATACTACCTGTTCTATGTATTATGTGCGGATGTATCATCTATTCTTCCTCTCTATAGTGACATCACGTAAGTGCTTATATAGGCTAGGGTTATCGCCAGTATACAGTCCGTCAATACGATAGTTGTCACCTATCCAGTGTTCCCAAGGAACATTTTTCAAAATTCTTATTCCATATCTAGGTTTGTCTTTATACGCTAACACCGCCACTATTATTGTTCTGCCATGTGGTGACGTCACCCTTAATATCCATCCACGCTCAGTGCTAGGCGGGACCGGAGAGAACCCGCCTAGACACTCAGCACCACTTCTTTGAAGGGAACGAACAATCAATGGCCTTGGGCAGTTATTAATCAGCCATTTGATCAATGAGTTTTTAGTTTCAAATCGGATCATTAGAAGTTTACTGGTTCTTCTTCATCAGGATTTTTCCACCGTACAACGCATCCGTCAATACCGGGACGTGGCACACAGTGCACAACGCCAGTAGCGTCCACTATTCTATGTGTGTCACTCTGTATACTATGCCCTGCACCACGATCTGCATGTGGCCTAAAGAAGAACACTAGCTTTACAGGATTATCTATTCTGTAAACCCTGCCACCAAAATCATATTCACGCCATAGTTCATGGCTGATATTAAATTCTCGTTTTTCACTTGCCATGCTTTTCCTTTCTATGTACCCGTAGGCCAACTTGGATAGTTTGATCTTGCGGCATATCCTTGACCGTAGCATTAACTAGTTCGTTTAACTGCTCTGTTGTCACACCAGTCATTAGCTTATCCCCTGCTTCTTCAATGCGGTAATGACCTGATCTATAGTCTGTTCTACATCAACTGATGGGTGGCGTTCCTTTATTCTTTCCTTAATGTATATCCATGTTTCAGGTGCCTCATCTTTAATGGTTTCTAAGGTAGCCACTGTGTGCTCAAGAGGTGTCTTGTATTTAGTGACATCTTTCTTCATCTTTTTGAAGACTACTGCACCGGTACCAGCAGCAGCAGCAACCGGGGCTAACGCCGGGATGAAGCCGGACAATATACCTAGTATATCCGATGCACCCTCAGCACCCTTTTCAATCTTCTCGGCCCAAGGTGCGGTGAGCCTGTAATGCTTGTCACCATTAGCATCTTCATATATTGCACAACTAGTTAGGGTTAGCGACAATAACACTACTAATGTTAACAAAATTCTTTTTAGCCATTTTCTCATTTTAATCCTCCAAATATTTAACTTTAGCAAAAGCTCTAAACTTAATGCCTTTGAACGCTTGTCCTCTGGAATCTTCAAGTCTACATCTAGTACTATCTATTCCCATTCCAGAATTTTGTACTCTTTGGCAGAATGTTTGCTTATGTCCCGGCTTTCTATTGTTGGCCGAACACCATCCACACCATAGGTCGAAGGCTTGATCTTTAGATTCACATTGATCAGCGGCGTCACCACCAACGTGACACGTTTCCCTCAAGAACGCCAGTACAGGGTTAGTGATTTCTGTAAACGCCTCTATGTGATTCTGTGATTTAGCCGGTACTATAAATTTTCCACATTCATATAGGTCCTTCAGTCCTGCTAACGCGTGATTTATGAGTTTACCCTCACCAGCTTCCTTAGTCAAGCTATGCTTTAGATTAAAGTCTTCTTTTCCAACGTAACAATTGGGAAAGTGTAGAAGGTTCAAACGTGCCCTCAATGCTGAAGCGTGATCACTAAAGCTTGGCAGTTCATTCATGGCTACAGTAAACCTACAAAACAGTTTGGTTGTAAACTGTGGGATGTATTTTGCGTTCATCTCTACCGGGTCATTACCTACGATCCTAAGTATCAACTCTAATGCGGCACCAGCTTCTGATACTCTTGGTGTCTTTGCGTCACCCAACATGGTGGCAAGTTTGCCGTGCATAGAGTACAGACCAAATGTTTTTATCATTGATTGAAACGTAGTAGAGCAATACTGGTTCCTACCAAGTGTTGCGGCTATAGCCTCTAATATTGTTCCTTTACCAGATCTGGGGCTACCTGTGAACAGCATTAGTTTTTCAAAATGGTTATCAGGGACAAGATTGTAACCAAACCATTGGTTGAGCAGTCTTATAGACCCTTCATCGGCATTAAACAAGACATTAATAACATCAGTATATAGTTGTGATGAAACTTTGGGATCATAATCGTATGGCATAGTAGCCAGTATAAAATAATTTGGCGATGGGCCATGCAGCACAATGTCACCTTTAAGGTACCGGTCAACATCCAGCAATCCATTTCTAAAGGCGATCACTTGTCTTGGTCTATTCTCTATGCCTTCATCCAACCATACCGGTGGATCTTCTGTAACGGGTGATATGAAGTTAAACGCGTCTTCTATGTCACTTACTTTAGCCCTAGTTGGTTTATACGGCTCTATTACTATATCACCTTTAGTGTTTGTCCTTAGATAACGTTTACCGTCTAAGAACCTATATATTGATCCACGTACTACCTCATGACTGGCTGGCGTATAGCAACCGTCTTTCCATTCAAAACGTTGGCCTTTATGCCATCGCAGTGTCTGTACATTATCTATTGTGTAATGCTCATTTATGAACCTTCTCGCTATGTTGTATGCTACGTCATCATCGAAGGTGTTAGGATCGAATATACCACCTTCAGTACCATGCTCACCAATATAGACAAACAATGTCTCCTGTGTAAGCCCACTATCAACCCATTGTCGCAGATCCTTTATGCCTTCTGGTGGCATGACACAAAATATATTACTGCTTAGGTGCTTGATGTTCTGATATGTCTTTTTCATACCATCTTCACCAGCACCAGCGTCATTCTCTCCTATTATCCAGACCTCTCTCCCGGCCAAAGGCATCTCTTTGAGGATTTCCATACCTCCTTCAGCAGAAGGTCGGCCAATCGCCACAAAGCCCAGATCCATAGCCGCAAGCACATCAGATGCACCCTCCACAATGATGATTGGTAGTTCAGTTTCCACAAGTACGGTGCCCTTGCTACCAATTTTCTGTCGTTCTTCATCAATGATATGAAGCTGACCATCAGGAGAAAGCTCTCGGATTGAACCTTCTTTAATTCTATTACATGCTACAGCAGATGGGCCTTTGGCCTCGTTATAGTCGGAACTAACTCGGCACCAATCTGGTTTCGCACAGATCGGGCAATCGATTCCAATGTCACCAATACGCACCCAATGAAACCGTCCTGCTTCATACTTTTTATTCCCTTCAAGGTGATCTTGATTATACGGATAGATCAGACCACGCTTAGACCCTTCAACCATAAACTTTTTGCCATCACTAATAGAACGTGATGATAACCCTATCACGTTACCGGTAGCGTCACGTTCTGCAAAGATCCACGATTGTGTTCTAGGACGAAAACCAACGCCAAGTACTCCTAATGATGCTGTGCTTCTGCCAAGGTCACTAACTAGCCGTTGAGTTAGTGACTCATCCATATTCTGTTTGTATACTTCAAATAGTTCTGCACAGTTCATAGTGTGTCCTTAAAGCGGATAGTGAGGTGCGGTTCTCAGCGTGACCGCTAACTCTTTTGTGCCGCACCTCCTAGCCTCTCTCTTAACCCAAATAAAATTGAGTGTGGATTCTTAAAATGGGATGGTCGGTTCTAGGACTGGTGCTCACCGATAGGGCACTCAACGTGTGCCACCACCCCGTATAGAGACATCATATGCTAGAATTTGCCTACTTGATCTAACGTAGCGTGCATGATCTTAAACCACTGTTCCGGTGTGACATCTTTATTATCGACACCATCACCAGCTATTTCGTCAATGGCACCATTCCAGACTTTACCTAGTGTTTCGTCACTGACGTCATCATTTTTCAATTCTACTATGGTTCCCCACGCTTCTTGCTTAGAGCACTTGTCACCTTTAATACCAGTGGCATCAGGTGGTGATGTTCGCGGTGGCGGGGCTGCAACTGTAGGTTTCCGGTCAGCCAGATTTTTCTTTGACTTTTCAAGTAATTTTTGTTTCTTTTCTTCAGGGTTATCAGCCACAGATTCTTCAACATCTGGTTCTCGCGGAGGGTTAACAGCAGCGTTTTTAGCAGCCTGTGATTTTGGTGGTGCCTTGGGTTTCGTGGTTTTTTTAGCCGGTGCTTTGGCCGCAGCCTTCTTACCCTTACCAGCTTTCTTAGCTAACATGGAGAAGTCAGTGTTTAACGCATTTAAGTCTTCAGCATCAAGTTTTTGTAAACCACTTACAGGATCGGCATCTTCAACATCTATCCATGAGGCCGTGAACGGGTTTTTGTCGGCATACTCTGGATCGTTATCTTTATAGCGTACTTGAAACACTAGTTCACTGTAGTCACCTTCAGACAGTTTAACTAGTGACTCACCATCCCAACCAAACACTTTCATAACTTGTGTATGGTTGGCCGTTAGTGTTTGTTGTTTGGTCTTTTTATCAACACCCACTAAGCACAAGAAAACAGTCTCGTCCACACCAAACTGATCCCAATTAACCCATTCACCGGATTCACCATCATAAAACTCTACGAGTCTTGCTTTTACATTAAATGTTGGAAAGCCACCTCTTGACTTTGATATTCCCCAATCCGTAGGTACCGCTTTGAATGTTCCTGTTCTATCAACTCTTGCCATTACTTTTCCTTCCACATTTTATACACTTGTCATCTTTTTCAGGTATCGGGATTCCACAGGAACACCGCTTTAATCCGGTATCTTTTTGCAGTTCCTCGACACCTACATTTTCTATAACAGGGTCTTGCTTAGGCGGGTCTATTGTGGACCTTAGCTCCTCCTCTGTTATCATGCCCTTGTTAAATTTGGTTTGCATGATCAGCCGTATCATGGTTTCTTCCATTACAGCTTCGCACACTCTACGCTTTGTCGGATCGCCATGACAGTGTTTGAATTTTAACTCACTGCCACAGGGACATGGTTTGTTTTTGCCGGGATCTCGCCCACCTTTAATAGTCAGTGTCATCACGCCTCCTCATGTTTGTCTGGCCATATGAACCGCCAGATACTGTCATCAGCCGGGCTGTCAAATGTCACCACAGGATACTCCGGTGATATAGTACGTGACTTGGCTTTGAAGTGTGCCTCCGGGTGTACCCTAATCACACGCGAGTTACTGGCTATGGCCTTGCCATCTTTAGCAGATATACTCTCATAATCAATCTTCAGGATGTGGTCGGCCCACTCACAGTATAGTGGCCACACAGCCGGTGTCTGTCCGTGTTCTTTTGGGAGTTTAGGTACATCACACTTAAAATCCTCTCCGCCAGAGTTTGATTCATCTATTTGATCTTTCTGGCATAGTATCAAGACATTCTTTCCAGCGTGTATCAGGGCATCATAATCTGCCAACGGTAATCGCATTGTGTCATACACATGTCTGTACCCCTTACCGTACCCGTAGCTCTCTATACCGGTGATTGTATAGCCCTTTTCATGTGGTATATTCTCTAATGTCCAAGCTAACGCTATTGGCTCGATCAGTGTCGCGGTATCAATCACGATGGTTTCATAGTCATTAAACAGATCTGTCTGGTGCAGCACATCACGAAAATCGTCAAAGGTTTCTATACCCGGTATATAATTGAGCGGCTTACCGGTAACCGGGTGTTTTATTTTGCTGCTACCACGATCAAGTGCAACAAACACAGGTTTCGGTGACATTGCTGCCAAGGTCGTCTTGCCCATACCAGAGTCACCATATAATATGATCCCCTCGCCCTCAGCAGAACTATCCCACGCTTTGGTAGTGAATGTCTTTGTCACTTTCTTAGCGACCTTGTTCTGTTTGTTACCTTTAGGTGGTGCGGGTGGTAACTTTGTTGTTGGTTTTTTTGGTGGTCTTGTTGGTAGTTCCATATTATCCCTCCTCAAAAATTAATTTCATCCCACTAGGGACGTTGTCTACGGTTAACTCAATACCATTATAACACGACTCAAGATAGCTACACTTGAACGTAGCTTCGCATTGATGTTCGTTACCATACCAATGCTTTGTCTTAATCATATTCTGAATAGTACGATAAATGTTATACAATTCATACTCAAACGCCTTGATCTGATCGGTAGTCTTGTTTAGTGGTTTGCAACAGAAATAAAACTCAGGCCGTTCAGTAATGTCCATAAGTAATCTGGCACCATACATGTCACACGTTTCACGTATAGCAAACGTTCCCTCTTTGGCACCGGGTTCAATGACGGCTACTTCATCGTTTACTATGATTGTATCTTCAGCCTCATCTGTAAGTAATGGAACCTCAAACTTCTGTCCCATGTACTCACCGGTTTCCACGAACTTCTTACTATCGGCCTGTGATAATTTCTTGGGCACTATCGTTGGTTTGTGAAATGTATCATATAAAATCGTGTTGATTAATGGGTCCTTAGCCTTGATCCCCCATCCAGCCAGTTCACCAGCTTTTTGTAGTTGCTGTGCTGCGTATAGGTACAATGTAGTCTGTGTATCTAGCGTTAAGTGTGACCAATAAGTAGAGTCACTAGATAGAGAGCTACTAGTTGACTTGTGTTCCTTAATGGCTGGTCTGCCCTCATGATTTACGATCTTATCAATACATCCAACTAACTTGACACCCGGCAGTGCTCTGCCGGTTTCTGGATTAATCAGTGGCAGTTCAAAAAATTCTTCCCTACACAAAACCTTTTCTTCCACGTCACCATAGTACCACCTGTAACCAGCTAATGCGTAGATCAATTTGGTGCGTTCAAGTCTAGCTAGTGATGGATCGAAATTTACTTTCTCATAGATCCTATTAAGTTCACGTGCTACCGACTCCATAGGATCTTTAGGATAGAATCCCTCACCAGCACATAGAGCACATTCTGGATCTGGTTTGGACAGTTTAGCACATTTCTCACACACACCACCGACTGCTCTACTGATTATATCTAAAATCCTATGCCAGTTAGTGCCCACGCGTAATGATTCAGTTTTTTCTGCCGGGCGTATACCTAGCACGTATGCGTTTTTGAAGCGTACAGGACAACTCTTAAACGCAGAAATTGCTGAGTATGATAGATGTAATGGTCCTTTACTCATATCCATTTCCTCATAAAATATTCTAGTTCTAGTGATCCGTGAATTATAAAATAAAGTCCGTTATTGGCCAGCACACGTTTACATCGCTCCTGTTGTTTCTTTGACCAGCGGCCACCGGTGCTTTTCTTACATTCGATCTCAAAATGCTTACCACCATGTCTACGTAGCATACCATGAATGTCACCTGATCCTTTGATGCCATACGTAGCATAGCCAGCACCGGTCATGTTGCCAGCACCACAATCATGACGGTCACACATAATTCTGTGTTTCTTTAGCCATCCCAGACAATCTTTTAATACGTCAGCTTCAGACTGTTCAGGCCCAACATTAACGACAGGATGCGTGGACACACTACCGTCTTTAGCACCGGTGCGTTTTACTTTGTCACCTACCTGTTTCTTCTTGAACGCATCGAAGTAGTCACCTAT